ATGGAAAAGCTGCACTTTCAAGTCGACTCACGCTTGGCGACCCTACTCAGCCAGGAGTACTCGTCAACCGAAAAAGCGCTCAAAGAACTGGTCGACAATGCTTGGGACGCTGATGCTGAGTTGGTGTCTATCGCCCTGCCAGAACCCATGAGCGATGAACCGATCATAATTATGGATGATGGAACCGGTATGACCGCTCAGGAGCTCAGTAGTCAATACTTGAAAATTGCATCGGATCGCCGGGTGAGGCGAGGGGAGCGAACCTCCGGCAAGCATCGTCTAATCAAAGGGCGCAAGGGCGTTGGCAAATTCGCTGGCCTGATGGCTGCTTCAGTGATGACTCTCACGACCCGTGCACGCGGAAGCGAGGTCAGTTTCACCCTCAGCCTAGCTGAATTGGATCAGGTGGCGGATATCGAACAGTTGCCTATTAGCCTAAAGGTAGGGGGCTATTCCCCAGACCAGCACGGTACCTCGATAACCTTATCCAATTTGCATCAGGGTCTTGTATATCCAGACGCCAACCGGCTTCGCCAGCTTCTGATTCAAGAGTATGGACGCCAAAAGGATTTCACCATTGTCATCAATGATAAGCCCTTGGCTATTGATGATCTGCAAGGCACTTATACCGAGGATGCCATCTGCCTGCCAGGCACAGGAGACGTAGCGCTACGCTTCTCTATCAGTAGCGGAAAAAGCGGCCTTCGCGAACCGGGTATAACCCTGATGGTGGATGGTAAAGCTGTCGGCAAGCCCAGTTTCTTTGGGTTGGATCAATGCAGTGATTTCCCACCCAAACTTCTCAGGAAAATGTACGGAGAGATTGAAGCCGATGGTTTGAGCGAGCATGTCACTGCGGGGTGGGACTCAGTGATAGAGAATAGCGAGAGGCTTCAGCGAGTCACGGAGTATGTTCAGGGCAAACTGCGTGCGGCCTTCACTGAAACCCACGGGGCGGAAATCCGCATGGCCCATGCTCGCTTACAGAAAGCTGTTCATGAGCGCTTAGCCGCAATGCCTGATTTCAAGCGGGATTATGCTGATCGGGCCATTAAGAAGGTATTGGAAAAGTACTACGACGAACCATCAAATAAGGTCGAATCGATCGTGTTTGTCGTGCTGGAAGCACTAGAACGTTCCGACTACCGAGCTGTTGTTGAGCATCTGGCCGATGCCCAACGGCGTGATGTGGCGACCCTGGCTGACTCTCTGAATGACTTTGGTTTGGCGGACATGGCATTTATAGTCGAACAAGCCTTAGCTCGCTCCACATTTCTTGATCACTTGGATCAATTAGCCAATACCACCGAGACCCTCGAAGCGACTATGCATAAGGCTATCGAGCATAATCTCTGGATTCTCGGTTCAGAATATTCGTTGTTCAGTTCGAACCAGACATTGCAGCGCCAAGTTGAGGACTACCTTGCTCAGACATATCGTGGCGAACTTGCGAACAAGCGCCCCGACCTTCTTCTCAACGAGAATCTCAATGGGGAGTACTTGCTGATCGAGTTCAAACGGCCATCGCATGCACTGAACTTTGCTGACTACCAGCAGGCTACTGGTTACCGGCACGACTTCCTGAAGCACGTCAGTAAACCGATCAAGGTGCTGGTCATCGGCGGTAAACGTTCTGGGGATTACCCCATGCAGAACTTGGAGCCTAACGTCTCCACCATGCTGTTCACAGATATCAGTTCTACGGCGCGACGGCAGATACAATGGCAGTTACGTGCCAAATGTTAGTGTGGCAGCTGCATGATCGGAAGCGAGCAAAGATATTTGTCATGTAAGAGGGCTAGCAACTAGCAGACACTGAGAAAGACAAATGCCATGACCGACAGAAACACAGCTGTTAGCGTTGTGGTTAAGTGCTCTCACTTCACTGAATGACCTGCACGAACGTGATCAAGGATATGCTAAATGGCGCACAGTCTTCTGCTCGGAAATGGTATAAATCGAGTCGCACAGCAGCGGCAGTGGACTGAGATTCTTCAAGAGCTCGCGACTCAGTTCGGTGCTGATGACCTACTGCCTCAGATCAACACTAAACCTCTGTCTATGTTCATCGAAGAGTTGTGTGCTCGATCGACGGAACGTTTCATTGCGGCAGAACGCGCGGTAAAGGTCGAATTCGCCAAACTTCTCAGACAGATCGAACCTATAGAGGCCCATAGGCGAGTGTGCAGCCCGTTCAAGGTGATTTTAACGACCAATTACGACTTTACGATTGAGGAAGCTTTTGCTGGAGGGTTGCATCATCCCGCATTTCTCGCCCCCGAATCAAGATACAGCCTCTTTCGTAGGCACCAAGCTGCAGACAAGGACATTTGGCACATACATGGTGATATTGCTAGGCCGGATTCGATGTTGCTCGGTTTCGATCACTACGCCGGAAACCTTCAGAAAATTCGCAACTATGTGACCGACGGGATCGACGTCAAAAGAGTAAAGTATCGAGTTTCTTCACCTGTTAAGAATGGCAATCTCGACTTCACAAGCAATCGTCAAGTTTATTCTTGGGTTGATTACTTTCTCCGTGATCATATCCATATTGTGGGGCTGGGGATGGATTTTACTGAGATTGATTTGTGGTGGCTTTTGCTGCACAAACGTCGCAGACTCCATCAAACAGGCAAGGTTTTTTACTATCACGCCACCACTGAATCTGATACGACCGATACGCCAGTGACGTCGCTCCTGAAATCTCTTAACGTGGAAGTGGTGCGAGTGGTAGCAGCTAGTTACTTGGATTGCTACTTAAAGGCAGCAGATTTGATTGAGGAGAAAATGGCTCTACACTCAGCTCTCTTTCCGAAGCCAGAATGTATGCCTGATGAAAGCTATTGCATGAGTATGCTGGAAGAGCCGAAAACTTCACGGCCTAAACAAGTCAGTATGAGGTTCCCAAAACCTCATTAGCGGCGTTATTTATTACTTCAGGCACAGCTCAGTCTCGTACCGTAGCTCTATTTTCTCTGGAGACTTAATGCCTCAGAGTTCGATGACTACTATTGTCTGTATGCTGCCAATCATGATTCTGGCGGCATACAGTTATTTTGTAGGCTTAACAATCTCACCAACTCGCCGATACACCCTCTTGGTCATCTCCTCGGTTGAATGCCCCAACAACCGGCTCGCATGCGTCAGCTCAATCTCACTAGCCGCCTTCGGCCGAATGTCCTTGAACTGAAACTGTCGAATACTGATCGCCAGTGCCGGATCATCATCGGTCGCAGCCTTGATCGCAGCCTTCTCCCGCGCATCGTCCCATCGATTACGAAGCATTTGCTGACTCATTCGTAGCCCCGACGCGTTTGTGATCAGCGTCGAGGTCCTGATGCCGTTGATGGCTCTGCGTTCCTGTAGGTCTTCGATAAAAGCACTCAAGCCTGACTGCACGCCTTCCTCCTCAAGGCGCAGGCGTAGGCGCTTTTCGGTCTTGCCCTGGCCAATCAGCAAGAATCCATTGTTCAGGTCGGTGGCGGCTATCTTGAGCACGTCCGCGGGGCGTTGTCCGGTCAGGTAGGCCAGGTCCATCGCGTCCTTGAGTTCCTGCGCCGCCTCGGCGTAGACCGCATTCCATACGGTCTCGCCGGCGTAGTAGTCTCTGGGCTTTTCCTTGTTGCGGCGAACGCCGAAGCACGGGTTGGCTTTGTCGGTCAGGCCCCACTCTCGGGCAATGGTGAACGCGTGAGAGAGCAGGGCGATTTCTCGATTGGCCCGGACCTTGGCGGTTCTGGCATCGCGGTACTGGGCGATCACCTGGGGGGTGATCGATTCGATAGGTGCGTTTTCAAAGGCTCTCCTGAGCTGCTTGAGTTCCTTGCGGTTGTCCGACTGGGTGCGGATCGATTTGCCGGGGATGATCTCCTTTTCGTACCGGTCGAAGACGTAGCTCATCAGGTGGTTGGGCTTGGGTGGCGTTCTGCGTTCCAGCCTGGCCCATTCCACCTTGGCCTGATCGAGGTCGGTGCCCAGTGGGATTTCCTTACGTTTGCCGGAGGCGTCCCTGCCGTCGTAGTAGTACGCCGTCCAGATCTGGCCGTTCTTGCCCTTTCTGATACGGCGCACCATGCGCGGCGGCAGGTCGCGGTTGGCTGTGGTTCTCTTGCGCATGGGTTAGCTCACATTCGCAAGGTTGAGTGACCAGACTTCAGTCACGGCACTAGCTGCAGAGGGTTTAACGCCAGCTAACTTCATCCTGGCGTAAACCCGGCCAACGATGGGTCGCCGTGCACCGGTCAGAACAAACTCCCAATGGTTGTTGGTCAGCCATTGGATCTGTTTGGACGGGAGCTGATAGCCCGTGATGGTTGCGAGCTCTTCGTCGGCCAGGGTTTCGCTTTGTAGTTCCATTGTTATGCCTCCTGGGCCTGTTGCGCTGACTGATAACCCTTGATCGTCGAGGGGCGCTTATACCCTTGAGCAAGCTGCGCGAGCGGCCCACTCTGAGCGTTCAGCGTTGCTCCAGGTGTGGCTGCCCCGCGCAGCTTTTCGTGGGGTATACGTGCCTCGGTGGTGCTGCGGGCAAGAGCAGTAATGCCTGCTGCTGCGTAGCAGAGGCTCTTTGTTTTCTGCGCGTCGACGCCGCTGGCATTGCGGAGCAAAGCGGTCATGGCTTGGGCGGTGGGCTGACCATGCGGCATGCCGCTTTCCTCCGGTTTCTGATAGCGGGCTGGTCCATCGATCTGCTGGCTCATGCCGCTTCCTCCTTTGCTACCGGCTCCAGTAGGGCGGCCATGGCCAGGGCTTGATCGCGCAGCGAGCGCGAGTCTCTTTCGAGTTTTTTTCCGGTTTTGAAGGCGCTGAAGGTATCGGCGGCGATGCGCAGCAGATCCGCGATGTCCAGCAATGTTTGGCGGTGTGCCGGCTTGAGGGTTTGGCTGTCCTGCAGGCGTTCGTGGAGTTCCGCTAGCCTTTGGTTATCCGCTCGAACGAACTTGAGGGTGGTTTTCAACTCGAGCAGGGCTCTTGCGTTGTCCGCTTCGGCAACGGCTTTGCCTTCCTCGATCCCTGCCTCTCGGCCATTGCTTCGGCCAATCAGGTAGGCGGCACAGTAGAGCAGGGCGACGGTGAGTATCAGGCCGATCAGGGCAACGATTTGTAGCTGGTTCATGTGCTGTGATCCTCGTTAGAGCCCGCCGCCGGACGGATAAGTGGTGAGAGGACGGCGGCGGGGTGTTGCGGCTGAGTTAGCGGGTGGCTTCGTACAGCGGTACTTCGTTGATCGCGGCCTTGATCTTGGCGCGGACGGCGTTGTACGCCTCTTCAAGCACCTTTTCCGGGCGGATCAGTTCGAACCACATCACAAGGCGGCCCTCTGCGATGCGATAGCGGAAGCGTGCCGGGATGCAGAAACCATCGCCGCCGAGGAAGGGCTTGACGCCGATGAAGAACTGTTCAGGGATGTTGAGTTGCCCGGACTCGCCGGCACGTCCGTCGATTTCCTCGTTGTAGGTCAGCTGGACCTGGCCGTTATCGAGGCGGGTGCCTTGGCGAAAACTGATGTTTTTCTTCGCTTCCAGGGTGCGGCTGATTTCCAGCATGTCTGCCGCGCTGGGGGCTGCCGGGAAGTCCTGGGGCTGGGTGATGTCCTTCACGTTGTCTTCGATGAACTCGGCGAACGATGCCTGATCCATCTTCTTGCGGTCGGCTGCTTTCCAGCGACCCCATTCAACAGTGATCGGGCAGCAGTAACTGGCCAGGTGTTCGGCCCAGGACGGGCTGTGGGGTTGATGGTAATCGAGGACTGCGGTGAAGGTCCGGCCCTCAGGCCCGTCACAGAACACCGAGGTGGCCGAGCTGGCGAAGCGGTTCACATAGTCGATGAAGCTGTCGGCATCGAGCATGGTTACTTTCTGGCGGATGCGGCTGGGGGAGGGCAGCAGCTTCTCCAGGTCTTGCACCATTACGCCGTCGGGTACCAGGGCAACAGGTGCGTGTAGACCCGGATGGTCGAGGGGTTTGCCCAGAGCCTGAGACAGGCTGATGAGGTGTTGAATGGCTTCTTGCATTGGATGTGCTCCAGTCTTTGTGGTGAGAGGTGGTTACTGCGAAACGTTGCGCAGGGTGGCTGGGCTGTCCTCGTCAAGGACGGGGCGCAGTGGCAGATCTTGCTGGCGAGGGTCGCGCCGGGTGAGGTTGCCTTCCGGTGTCAGGAAGAACAGCGACGTGCCCCGGGAAAGGGTCGGCTCTTTCACCTTCACGTCGGCCTTGATGTTCATCTGCCCGCGGCCGTCGGGCTTGTAGGTCAGTTCGATGACCAGCTTCCCGCCTTTACCTGAAAGGCGGATGGCATCGATCAGGCCAAACTGGGCCTCGCTCAGTTCATCGAGCAGGCCGCCGGCCTCGATGTCGCGAAGGGTGTCGATAAAGGGTCGTGCTTTGCTCATGTGCTGTGTCTCACTGTTGTTCGCCCCTGGACGGCAGGGACCACCGTTGTCAGGCCGCCGCTTTCTTCGCTTGGGCGTCGAGGTAGTCCGCCAGGTCGTGCAGGTAAACCACCCGCGGCGCCCGCTCCGAGTGGTGAACGCGCTTTACCTTTAGCGCGATGCGGCCCTTTCTGATCTCCTCAAGCAGGTACTTGTCGGTTTGGATGTGCGGGAAATACGCCTGGCGTACGGCTGCCAGCGTTGGGCATGGCGTGGCGAACTGGCGGCGCAGCTGGTCAAGGGTGTCGCTCATGTGCTTGCCTCCCCGGCCCCCACGTCGGCGGGCTGCAGCTTGAGGCGGATCAGTTCCGCCAGCCCCTCTTTGCTGGCGCCTCGGGCAGCGGCGCAGATCAGGCCGCGCTCATCCGCCACGACAGCGCCGAAGGGTGTCTCGGGGACATTGGTAGGGGTGACGTAGGCAATCTGGCCGGGTTGAATCACGCTGCTGACGCACCGATAAACCTCCGCAAGCTCGACCGCGCAGGCGGGCATGCTCGCCAGGGCCAGCGTGGCCTCGTTGGCGGTGCCGATCAGGGTGGCTTTGCTCACGGTGCCCGGGCTGGTCAAGTAGATCGGGATCAGTGCCAGGGCGCCGAGTGCTTGGGTGTAGGCGTTGAAGTAGTTGGTCTTCATGCTGCGGCGTCCTTGTTCGTGATGGTGATGCCCAGTTTCTTTGCCAGCCACGGCACACCTGCCTCGGTGACCATGACGACGGCGTAGTGCTTGTAGCGGCCGGTTTTGCCGATCTGCACGCTGCGCGGGTCTGAAAACAGGTGGCCCTGGTCGCGGTGGTGGCTGGCCAGGTCGCCATCCTTGGAAAGAATGCGCAGCTCGCGGAGTTGTGCGCGGAAGGCCCGGGGCTTGATCCCGAGTACTGCCGCTGTTTCGTCCAGGGTGCGGTTCATAGTGGCCACCTCAGGCTGCGGTCTGGTCCAGGGATCGACGCCGGATGACTACAACGCAGTTGTCGATCAGACGCCGCAAATGCTCTCGGTCCCTGGCGTTCAGAACGGTCAGATCGGACTGCTTGAGGTGAATGCCGGCTTCACTGACGTGCGGGTTCACTTTCGCTGCGTCGGGTCGCTCGATGTGGATGATGGTGCCGCCGCGCTGGCGGATAAATTCGGCTTCGTTTTCGAAGCGAATGTCGCTGACGACGAAGCCGACCACGCTCGACAGCGAGTTTTGTAGGTAGTTGAGGTTCTGCTCGGCGATCCTCACCCACACGTCTGGGTGCACCATCTGGCGCGCCCACTCTGTGCCCATCGACTGCATCAGTTCACGCGGGGACCGGCCAAGCCAGGCCAGGGGCTGCTCTTTGCGCTCGCCTTCGAAGTCGTCCGGGTCGAGGTTGAAGATCTCCATGAGCCCAGAGCGCAGCGGGTCGGCGAAGGCGTAGTGCTCCAGCAGGTGGTTGCGCACCAGGTGGTCGGCAGCAGTCGATTTACCCGAGCGAGCCGGGCCGGCAAGGCCAATCAGCAATGGTTTCATGCTGCGTCACCCCCGAACGGGCCGAGGTCTACCGGTTTGGCGGCGGCAGTGCGGCGGTTGGTGGCGATCACCAGCAGGCCGGTCTGGCGCTGGATCTTGTCGATGGCTTCGGGGCTGGTGCAGGCTGCTGGGTGGAGGTACACCGGGCAGCGGGCGAGTCTGTGCTGTGTAGTGGTTTGCATATCTCGTACTCTTGGTGAGAGGTGTACGAGGCAAAGTTAGCAACGGCTAACAGGATTAACAATAGCTGCGGCTATATTATTTTTACGTAATGCAAAAAAAACCGCTCTGAGAGCGGTTTCTTGTTTGCTGATCTTTGATCAGGCTTGAATCTGGCTCGGTGGCATGATGCCTCCGACATAGTGGATTTTTTCGATCTCCGTTCGTGGGATGGTGACCCTCCCATAGGTGTCGTTAACTGACATTAGGCTGACTTCTTCGTCATTCGAATACAGCAACTCCTTAATCATGTGCTCGCCGCTAGTCTTTGATACCAGCACGTATTCGCCAGGTACTAAGACGTGGCGGGGCTCGCACCACACAATCCAACCATTTCTGATGGCTGGTGCCAGCGCATCGCCCTTGATGCGCACTGAGTAAACACTTGGGTCCGAAGTAGGTACATCGATCCAGCCACCCGTTGGTGTCAGCTCATCCCACGATCCGTCCGGTTTCACTTGGGCTTGTCCTTGAATGGGCGCCCGCCGGAAACGTATCGTTAAATTAGGACCTGGCTCAATGCCAAGCGCCATGCCGTCCTGGGCTGAGTGCGCGGGCATCAAGAGTGTTCCACCAGGCAGGCCAATCTTTTCTTCAAGATTTTTGGCTGCTTTATCACCCAATGGGCGATGACCATTCAAAAGCTGGGAGATGTAGGACGCGTCGAGGTTATAGCGGTCTGCAAACTCTTTGGTTTTCAGGTCGCCAATAAGCTTTCGCAGAGCGTCAATTCGTAGCTGGCTGATATTCATCCAAGCATCTTAATTTCGTTTAGCGTTTTGTAAATTGCGCGCAGCTATTGTTAATGCCATTAGCGGCTGCTAGTCTTTTGCGAAACGGAGGTGCCTATGAGCTTGCATTCATACATAAAAGGTCTCGAGAAAGCAGAGTTGGATAGCTTGGCCAGTCGTTGCCAGACCACGGCGGGTCAGCTTAAGCAAGTCGCCTATCGCAATCGGCGAGCAAATGGTGGTCTTGCTGTGAACATAGAGCGAGAGACACAGGGCGCAGTCACCTGTGAGGAGCTTCGCCCGGATATTGATTGGGCGTACTTGCGCGGCTCAAGGGCTGCGGCATAAAGGGTGCTGGTCCGGGGCCTCTCACCACAAGAATCCCCCGGTCCAGCGGTGGCAGCACCAGCACATACATGCCGCCACTTGAAACACCGGCCTGGAACCTCTCACCAAAGAAAAACCAGGCCGGCTGCAGCGACTTACACGAGGTACATGCAAGTCGCCGCATAGGCGTCGGTCCGGGGCCTCTCACCACAAGAATGACCCGGATCGACTGGAACGATGAGCCGTGCTGCACAGCACGATTCGCACAGCACACCGGTCGTGGGTTGGATGATAGGGCGTGCCCTAACGTCTGGCTACACCGTAACAGGGGCATTTACGGTTATGAGTCGCACAGATCTGTTGCCGGACGCGGGTCCGGTCCTTTCTCTGCGCGAGGCACTTTATCGTGCCGGGCGCGACTATCACGGCGGAATCACCTCGCTGGCCCATGACATGGTCATGGAGTACGACGAGCTGCAGAAGAAGCTGAAATTCAATGAGGAGCGCCGCTGGCTGACCCCTGATGATCTTGAAGAGGTCATTAGGCTCACTCAGTACCCGCCATTGCTCGATGCGCTGATGCGCCCGGCTGGGGTGGTTTGGTACAAGCCTATTCCGGTGCCTGCTACAGGTGAGGCGCTCAAGGCCGTCGGCAGGCTGCTCGCGGAAACCGGTGAGTTCGTTTCGAGCATGCACGCCGGGGCGGCTGACAGCATCTGGGAGCCGCACGAAGTGGCGACCCTGGATAAGCATGGCGTCGATGTGATCCGGGCTGTACTCGGGATCATGGCGGGTGCACGCGCAGCGATGGAGGGACATGACCATGGCTGACGTGATCGATACTGCCAACGACCAGGCCGACTACTTCTTACAAGTGGCGCTGGACCGCCGCCAGCGGCAAACGACGACCGCCGCCAGCGCGGAGTTCTGTGAAGACTGCGACGATCCAATCCCGTTACTTCGTCAACAGGCGGAACAAGGTTGCCAGACCTGCATCAGTTGCCAGGAGTTGCGGGAGCGTCGCAGGTGAGTGAACAGGCCAATGGAATGCCCACCGCAGAGTGGGCGCGGCGCTACATCGAAGACTTTGGTCTGTCCTTGGTACCCATCGAGCCCGGCGAGAAAGGCCCCAAGGGCCTGGGGTGGAACAAGCCCGGCGGCTACTTCACAGAGGCCGCCAAAGCCGATGCGTTCTGGCAGAAGAATCCTGCGCACAACCTCGGCGTAGTCCTGGGCCCGAGCCGGGCCTGCTCGCTCGATGTTGATGATGTGCAATGGACCCGCCACGTACTTTACGAGCTGTTAGGCATTGATCTGGATGCAATGGCGCTGGTGTTCCCGACTGTGGTCGGTAACCCGGCGCGCTTCCGGGTGATGTTCCAGGTGCCGGATGGCGTTGAATTGAGCCGCCATTCCCTGTCGTGGCCGAATGAAAACGACCCTGATGGTTCGATCTATAAGCGATTGACGGCCCAGGCCAGGGCGGCCAAGGCGTCCGGAGATTTAGCCGGGGAGGCCGCTGCCAAGGCCGAGGCGCAACTGTATCAGCGCTTCACGGTGCTGGAGCTGCGCGCCGGCCTGGTGCAGGACCTATTGCCGCCATCGATCCACCCAGGCACCGGTAAACCCTATTTCTGGCGAACAGCGCCCAATGCAGCCGATGGCTTCCCCGTACTGCCGTCAGAGTTGCTGACGATCTGGAACAACTGGGACATCTTCAAGCGTGATGCCGAGGCGGCTTGCCCCTGGGCGCCGAAGCCCAAGAAGGAACCAGGCAAGGCAATCAAGCGACCGGCCCCCAAGGGCGACCAGCCGTCGGTGATCGATGAGTTCAACCGTTGTCACGATGTTGAGGAGCTACTGCGCGCCCATGGCTATATCAAGCGGGGCAGTAAGTGGCTGTATGCGCAAAGCAGCACTGGCATGCCCGGTATCACGGTCAAGGAGCGCAAGGTTTACTCGCACCATGGCGCCGATCCGCTGGCCAACGGTCACCAGAATGATGCCTTTGAGGTGTATTGCTTGCTGGAACACAACGGCGATCAATCCCGGGCCGTGAAAGAGGCGGCGCGCATGCTCGGCATGCAGCATTCGTCGCGGCCAGATCCTCGTGACCTTCCTCCGCCCCCATCTGATGACCTGAGCGGGCTGAGCCAGGGCGGTGACATCGTAGCCAGCGAGGCCGCTCCGGCTCCTATGGGGGGCGCGGGGGAGGCGTTGACGATTGACCAAGTGCTGCGGCGGTTTGCCCTGATCGAGGGCACCACGCATGTGTGGGACTGCGATCAAGCGCGGGCAATGAAGAAGTCGGCATTTGAAGCGCGGGTGAGCAAGCCCATTGCCAAGGAGTGGCTAGACAACGCCGCCAAGCGCCTTATCTCCGCCGATCATGTCAGCGACATCGAGCAGGCGCGGCGCATGGCCGGTAAGAAGGGCGATGCCTTCGGGATGTCGCCGACTGACCGCTATGTGTACATCGACGGGACCAAGGACGTCTGGGACCGGGAGAAAAAACGACGCATTGCCGAGGGCGCGGTAAAGATGGCCCTTGGCGACACCTATCCGCTGTGGCTGAACAGCAGTGAGCGGCGCACGGTGGACGTTGAGCACATCGTGTTCGACCCGACCATGACCAAGGACCCGGCGGTGTACATCAACACTTTTGATGGCCTGCCGCTGGAGCCCGTCAGGGACGATGCCGCCTGTTCCAATCTGCGGTGGCTGATCTCGTTCCTGTGTAACCACGACAAGGCGGCGGACCAGTGGCTGACGCGCTGGTTGGCGTACCCACTGCAGCACCTGGGCGCCAAGATGGACACAGCCGTGTTGATGCACTCGATCATGGAGGGCTCGGGCAAAAGCCTGCTGTTCGCCGATGCCCTGGGCATGCTCTACGGCCAGTACGCCGCGACCGTGGGCCAGACCCAACTGGAAAGCAACTTCAACGCCTGGCAAAGCCGCAAGCTCTGGTCGGTGTTTGAAGAAGTGGTGAGCCGTGATCAGCGGTACAACCAGGTGGGCAAGATCAAGCACCTGATCACCGGCAAGACTGTGCGGATGGAATCCAAGTTCATCAACGGCTGGGAAGAGGCCAACCATATGAACGCGGTGTTCCTCAGTAACGAGATCTTGCCTTGGCCGATCAGCGAGAGCGACCGTCGGATGCTGGTCATGTGGCCCATGGAGACCCTGCCGGTGGAGCGGCAGAAGGCAATCGGGCGCGAGCTGGAGCAGGGTGGCGTTGCGGCGCTGTATGGCTGGCTTCTGTCGATTGACTTGGGCGACTTCAACCAGCGCACGCGCCCACCGTCCACTGAGGCTCGGGAGCGCCTGGTGGCTTTGAGTCGTGCCGGCTGGCAAACCTTCCTGCACCTGTGGAGGTACAGCGAGCTGGGGCATGGCCTTTGGGGCCCGTGCCTGTCCACAGACCTCTATTCGTTGTTCCTTGAGTGGTGTCAACGCAACAAGGAACACGTGATGAGCCAGACCAAGTTCTCGCTGTTCATCAGTTCCGAGGTGGACAAGACGCGGGCAATCCCCTGGACCGATGGCAACAACCGGCGGTTTGGTGCGTTCTTCTTTCCCGTCAATCCGGATGCTTCCCCACCCCCATCAATGAAAGCGGCCGAGCTGGGCAAGCAGGTGGAGAACTGGCGGGCCAAGGCGCGGTTGGCGGGTTGGAACGTGGACAACTGGGACCACACCAAGGGGCCGACCGCATGACTACGGCTGAATGTGTGTCGGGTGTGTTGGGTGTGTGTCGGGTCGATATTGGTAACCCAACACAGGTTTGGCCCTTCAATTTCGCGGGTTTGCGGGCTGTGTGTTGGGTGTGTTGGGTTTTGCTTCGCGTGCGCGCATGCACGACGTTATTTATTGGTGAAAGCGGCCCTGGAATTTCTTCTCATGCGAGGACCGATAAACCCAACACACCCAACACACCTAACTCAAAATTGATAAAGCTATTGATTTTAAAGGGATTTATTTGTGTTGGGTTCGTGTTGGGTATGGCGTTTTTTGTGTCGGGTTCGATTTTCAGGGGGATGGCGCGATGATTGAGGAAATCGAAGAGCTGATGAAGCATTGGGGCCAACAGTGCTGCCGGGTGGGTGATGGCGGCGGGCTGGGCAGTCCCATGGCGACGATCATGGAGTGGGGTGGCAGCGCTCCCCGTGGCACGCCTGGGCCTCGCTTGCCAGGTGGTGGTGCTGGTATGGATCACATTGCCTGCGAAGTTGCAGCGGCGCTTGCACAACTTGAGCGCCAATCAGAGAAGGGCGCCCAGTTGGCCAAGCTGGCGTACAACCGTTACCTGCCGGAAAGGCCCCTGACTGTTCGCGCTCAGTTGGCGCTGCTGGGGCTGTCTGAGGATGCTGATCGGACCTACCGAAACTGGGTTCATCGGCTGCATCAGCAGGTGCAGCTCATTCTCACGGTGCGCAGCGCTACGACACGCGGTGTCACTCGCCGCAGTGGGCATGCTGAAACAGATCTGACTCGCGTGTCAGCGGTGAAGCGGCGGCAAACCTGCTGACCGCTCGTCGGGGCGTTTTGCGTCAAGTTGGCGGCGAGTTGGCGGCGAGTCGGCGGTAAGTTGAAGTACCGAAAATGACCCCTTTTCGGTTTTTCCGGAGAGGGGTAAAAAGTCCCCACGATATGCAATTTGCGCCTTGGCGCTGACCTCGCACGTGCTGTGCACGCTTCACCCGGGTACCCCAACCCGGTCACCTGACCCCGCTTCGGCGGGGTTTTTATTTTCGGCCCTTTGGGTATCTGCAATGGAGAAGTCAGCATGAGCGAGCCGGCAACTGTTGTCGTGGCCGGTGGCGTCGGATTGGCGGCGACCGGACTGGTAGCGGGTTTCGATGTGCTTGCCGTGATCGGCGCTCTGGCTGGTGCCCTGGTGTTCTTCACCACCACTGAAGAGCTGCCGGTGTGGAAGCGGGTTCTGTTCCTGATTGTTTCCTTTGTCATGGGTTATCTATTCGCGCCTGCTATGGCTGATGTCGAGCTGTTCGGTGTGCGCCCGTTCAAGTACGCCGGGCCGGCTGCATTCGGGGCTTCGGTGGTTGTCGTTACCGTCGCGCTCGCCGTGATCAAGCGGCGGGGGTCCATTGCTGAGCCGCAAGGGAGGCAGGATGGATAGTCACCTGGTGCAGGAAGTTCTCACACAGGCCACGTTCTGGCTGTGCGTGACGTTGTTCGTCCGGCTGTTCACATTTCGGCGCCGCGGTGCGCGGTACCGCCGTGACATGAGCTGTCTTGCCTGGTTGGTGATGGTGGCTGCTGGTGCGGTGATCGCTTACATACTGAAGGGGCAATTGATCATGCCTCGGCATTCTTGGCCGCTGGTGGTTCTGCTGGCGGTGTTCGTCGGCGCCGTCTGCCAGAGCGCGGGCAATCTGGCGCGTGTATGGAAGATGGGCTGATGGCTGCACCTGCGCCGCCAGCGAAGGTCATCAGCCCCTACAACTACCGGTGGCAGCAAGCGCGTCAAGGTTTTCTGCGCAAGCATCCGCTGTGTCGCAACTGCGAGCGGCGGGGCATCGTCGAGGCGGCCGGTGTGGTTGACCATATCGTTCCTCACCGCGGTGACATGACCCTGTTCTGGGACCGCAACAACTGGCAGTCGCTCTGCATCCCTTGCCACAACTCCTACAAGCAGCGACTGGAGAAGTCCGGGCGCGAGGTCGGCTGCGATCAGGGCGGAAAGCCCCTGGATCCGGGCCATCACTGGAATCGCTGAACGCGCACCAAAGCTGTGCAAAAAATGACCATTTTTCGGGGAGGGGGGCAAAAAATCCTTTCCCGAAAACGTTCTAGACCGTTCGCCCCTCTCTCTGTGTAACGCCGGGAAAAATGGCAAGGGGGGGTATGAAGAGGTCCTGGGGTTAAGGTCCGATTTTCAAGGAGGTTCACATGGCTGGAAACGGCAATTCAGGTCGGACGGCCAAGCCGACAGTGCTGCATTTGTTGGACGGCAACAAGAGCAAGAAGAATTTCAGCGCCTTGATGGATGACCTGACATCCCCGGCGATTCCGGTTCAGGCCCCGCCGATGCCCGACTGCCTTTCCGATGGTGCAGTCGCCGAGTGGGAACGCCTGGTTCCAGACCTGCTGGTCCTCGGGCTGGTGACCAAGCTCGACATGATGGCGCTCGCCAGTTACTGCGAAGCCGTCGCCGATTGGCAGGGCTTCCGTCGCCGGATTGCAGAGGTCAATGCCCAGCACGCAGGCCTGGAACAGGGCGACATCCAAACGTTCGCTACCGGAGCCAAGCAGATTTCCATCTGGCGCCAGTTGGCGAACGACGCCGAGAAACGTGCTAACGCCGCCGGGGCGCAATTCGGATTCTCGCCTATGGCGCGTCGCAATCTGAAAGTCACGGCGCCACAAGGTGAGCTGTTCCCTAATGAGCCAAAAGACGCCGCCAGCAAGTACTTCAGCTGATCTGGACCGCGCCACCGAGTTCGCTCGGGCGGTCATTGCCAAGCAAATCGTTGCTGGCCCCGATGTTCGCAACGCCTGTCGCCGGCACATGCGCGACCTGCGTAGCGGGCACAAGCGTGGCCTGGTCTTCGACTTGGAGTCAGCCAATCGGGCCATTGGCTTTTTTGAGGACGTCCTCTGCCTCAACGGCGGCGAGTATGAAGGGTTGCCCTTCATCCTGGCCCCTTGGCAAGCCTTCATCGTGGGCAGCCTGTTTGGCTGGAAAACTGAGGACGGCTACCGGCGCTTTCGGATCGCCTACATCGAGACGGCTAAAGGCAGTGGCAAGTCGCCCCTGGCGGCGGGCATCGGCCTGTATGGGTTGGTTGCGGACGGCGAGGCCCGGGCTGAAATCTACGCTGCAGCCACGAAAAAGGATCAGGCCATGGTCCTGTTCCGTGACGCGGTGTCGATGGTCGACATGTCGCCGCACCTCAACGCTCGGCTACATCGGTCGGGTACCGGGGACAAGGTTTGGAACCTGTACTACCCGAACGCGGGGTCGTTCTTCAAACCGATCAGTGCCGACGATGGCCAATCCGGCCCGCGTCCGCACATCGGGTTGCTGGATGAGGTGCACGAGCACAAGACCGCGACGGTCATCAACATGCTGCGCGCTGGTACCAAGCACCGGAAACAGGCGCTGATCGTGATGATCACCAACAGCGGCTCGGACAAGACCAGCGTTTGCTGGGAGCACCACGAACTGGGCTCGCGGATCTGCGCGGGCAAGGAAGACAACGACAGTGTCTTCGCCTTTATCTGCAGCCTGGACAAGGGCGACGATCCGTTCAAGGACGAAAGCTGTTGGCCCAAGGTGAACCCAAGCCTGGAGTTCGCTCTGGACGGTCAGGTCGATGGCATCCCGGGTCGCAAGTACTTGCGTGAACAGGTCGCCGAAGCCCGCGGTATGCCGTCGAAAGAGGCGGTGGTCCGGCGACTCAATTTCTGCGAGTGGACCCAAGCCTCTGCGCCGTGGATCTCGTGGGACGTCTGGAGTCAGGCCGCGCAGCGGGTGCGGATGTCGGTGTTGCGTAACCGCCCTTGTGTGGGCGGACTTGATCTGTCCAGTACCACGGACCTGACGGCTTTTGTGCTGCTGTTCTTCCCCACATACGAGGATCCGCACTGGCGGTTGCTGCCGTATTTCTGGATCCCGGATTTCCAGCTGGCTGATCGCGAGAAGCGCGACAAGGTGCCGTACCTGGCCTGGATTAAGGCCAAGGAACTGGAAACCACACCGGGCAAGGCCATCAGCAAGTTGTTTGTGCTGCGGCGCTTGCAGACCATCTGTGGCTACTTCGACGTGCGCAAGATCGCCTATGACCGCTGGCGTATCGAGGATCTCCAGCAACTGATGGATGAACATGACATTTGCTTACCGGAGATCGCGCCCTTTGGTCAGGGCTACAAGGACATGGGCCCCGCGGTGGACGAGTTCGAGCGGCGCCTGCTGGGCAACATTGAGCGTGCGCCACCTGTGCTTGATCCGGACGCTGAAGACGCCGAGTTGATCAGCGATGCCACGGTGGCCGATCTCGTTGAGCCACTCCGGCACGACGACAACCCGGTCATGACCTGGTGCGCGAGCAACGCGGTCATCACCGCCGACCCGGCCAACAACCGCAAAGCGGACAAGTCCAAGGCCATCGGGCGCATTGACGGAATTGTCGCCAGCATCATGGCGACGGGCATCAGTGGGTCGGTCCCTGTGGTTTCCTCGGGTAAATCCATTTACGACGAAGGGGTAAGCATTTGACTCTTATCGCATGGGCCGCGTGGCTCGCTGGCATGCTGGGCTTTGGCCTGCTCATTGCCGGTATCGCGTTGATCCACATTCCGGCGGCGTTCATCGCCGCCGGGCTCTGCCTGCTGGTTTGGGCCTACATTGCCGATAAGGCCGCTGCGGCCTTGCACAACAAGCAATCCCCCGGAGGTGGCTGATCATGTTCTTCAGCAATCTACTGGGGCCCCGTGACGGGCTTACTGTCAATGACGGTGCCGGCTTGTGGAGCAGCCTTATCGGTTCAGTTCGTTCTGCGGCGGGGGTGAAGGTCACCGCGGAGAGCGCGCTGGCGATTACCGTCCTGCAGAACTGCGTCACGCTGTTGGCCGAGAGTGTGGCGCAGCTGCCGCTGGAGATGTACCGGCGCATGGGGGAGGGCAAGCGTGAAGCCGCCTTGAATCATCCGCTGTATGACGTGCTGCGCTACCAGCCCAACCCCTGGCAAACGCCTTATGAATACCGGGAGTGCAGTCAGCTTGCGGTGGGTCTGCGGGGCAATGCCTATAGCTTCATTGACCGGCACGACGACGGATCGGTGAAGGGGCTCTACCCCCTGCACAACGATAAGGTCAGCGTGCTGAAAGGGGCTGACCTGATGCCGTATTACCGGATCGGGGCGCAGGACCCGGTGCCCATGCGACTGATTCACCATGTTCGCTGGCACACCAAGAACCACTACACGGGCATGTCGCCGATTGAGCTGCATGCCGATGCTGTGGGGCTGGCCCAGGCAGTACGGCAGTACGCCGGCAAATCCTTCCAAAACGGCACGGCTGTCAGCGGCGTGATCGAGCGGCCAAAGGAGGCCGTAGCGATCAAGAGTCAGGCTGCGATTGATCACATTCTTGATCAATGGGGGAGCAAGTTCTCGGGCATCGACAATGCCAAGAAGGTCGCGATGCTTCAGGAGGGGATGACCTTCAAACCGGTGTCCATGAACAACGTCGATGCCGAGCTGCTGGGCATTCTCAAGGTGACGGGCACCGACTTGGCACGGATCTACAAGATCCCCCCGCACATGATCAACGACCTGGAGAAGGCCAGCTACAACAGCCTGGAGCAGTTGCTTATCCAGTATGTGATCTTCGCCTTGCTGCCCTGGGTCAAGCGGCATGAGGAAGCAATGATGCGTGACTTCCTGCTGCCGGCCGAGCGCCGTGAATACTTCATTGAACACAACCTGTCCGGCCTGCTGCGCGGTGATCAGAAGAGTCGCTACGACTCCTACGCCGTGGGGCGCCAGTGGGGCTGGCTGTCGATCAACGACATCCGCCGCCTGGAAAACATGCCGCCAGTGGCCAACGGTGACAGCTACCTGCAACCGCTCAACATGACCGACGTGGCCCACGGGCTGCCGAATCTGCACAACCCCGACGTCCGTGCCCAGCTTGAACAGCAGCGCGACGACATAGTGAGGATGCTTGCCGCATGAAACAACACCTGCGCGTTGCCAGCCTGCTGTTCAATCAGCCGCTGTTGATTACCCCGAACATGCTCGATCTGGCTGTCCGCTGGGCCAACCAAACCATGAGCCTGAATATCGTCAACCTCAACCTGTCCGGTGCTGGAGCAGATCCGGGGCCGAAGCTAGGGTTCTACGACGATGACGACGGGCCGAGTCCTGCCGAGCGGCTTGAAGAGCAGCGGCGCTCCGCTGTTGCTCAGACCGGCGTTGAGGTGATTCCGGTTCACGGCTTTCTGGTCAGTCGCGCCAATCACCTGAACGTGTGCGAAACCATGACCAGCTACGAGGGGCTGAGCGCGTCGATCAAGCAAGCCGTTGCCGACCCTATGGTCGAGCGCATCGTGCTGGACATCGACAGCCCTGGCGGCAGTGCGGTGGGCTGTTTCGAGTTGGCCGCTGATATCCGCGCCGCCAGCTTGATCAAACCCATCACGGGTCTGGTCAACTTCTCGGCGTACTCGGCGGCCTATTTCATTGCTGCGGCTTGCACCGAGGTGGTGGTGAGCCAGACCTCGGGGGTGGGTTCGATTGGCGTGATTGCCAGTCACATGGACCGTTCGCGAATGCTTGAGGGGGCCGGGGTGAAAGTCACCACGGTGTATGCCGGTGCCCACAAGAATGACCTGAACCCCAACGAGCCGCTGAGCGAGCAGTCGTTGGCGTTTCTCAATGCTGTGGTGCAGGAAAACTATCAGCTGTTTACGGGGGCGGTTGCCCAGTATCGCAACCTTGACGTGGCCCAGGTTATTGCCACGGAGGCCGCCTGCTACTGGGGGCAGGCCGCTGTCGAGGTCGGGCTTGCGGATCGGCTGGAGTCGCCGCAGATGGCGGTGGATGGCATCGCCCGTGCGGTTGCGCTCAGCCGTGCCCAACGCTCGCCCGTCGCCCAAGCGCGGCAACGCATCGCCGTACAGGCCGCGGCCTTTGCAATCCAAGCCCAGGCTTGAGTTTCGCTCACTCTGACCGCGTTCGCGGCAGTGATACCCAACCGCCAATCGGCGGTTTTTTATTGCCCAGGAGGCAACAGCATGTCTTTAGTCACACAACTGCGTAGCGAACGCGCCCGGCTCAACGGTGAGATCCAGGCGCTGGCCAAGATCGAAGCCGACGGTGGTTCGCTGTCTGTCGAGCAGCTCGCTCAGTTCACTCAGCTCGGGGCCGAATTCAATGCCCTGGGCGACAAGATCGCCCGGGCCGAGTCGGCCGAACGTGCCGCCGCGGCCAGTGCGACGCCGGTCGAGGAGGGTGCTCAAGGCATCAACGGCCCGCCCCGTGTCGCTGGCCCCTATGCAGCCAAGCCTGTCCCTGGGGCCAACATGGCGCAAATGGTGCGGGTACTGGCCGCCACTCGGGGCGATCAGCACGCTGCGGCCAAGATGGCTCATGACTCCGGGATGAACCCCGAAATCGCCATGGCCCTTAGCACTGTGACTCCGGGGGCTGGCGGTGTACTGGTGCCGCAGGGCTTCTCCAGCGAGGTGATCGAACTGCTGCGGCCTAAGTCGGTGGTGCGCAGCATGGGTGCGGTTTCGCTACCGCTGCAGAACGGCAGCCTGACTATTCCGCGCATCAAGGGCGGGGCAATCGTCGGCTACATCGGCAGTGAAGAGGACATGCCCGCCACCGGCATGCAGTTCGATGACCTCAAGCTGTCGGCGAAAAAGCTGGCCGCGTTGGTGCCCATCAGCAACGACCTGTTGAGCTACTCGGGCGTAAACCCGAATGTGGATCGTCTGGTGGTGAACGACCTGACCAGCGCTGTGGGCCTGGCCGAGGATCTCTCTTTCTTGCGGGGTGCTGGTACCGGCAACCTGCCCAAAGGGCTGCGGTTCTGGGCGCCTGCTTTCAACGTGTTTGATGCACCCACTGACCAGACCCTCGCTGCGGTCGAGCTGGCGCTTTCTGCTCTGATCCTGCGGCTGGAAAACGCCAACTCCAACATGCTGGCGCCGGGGTTTGTGATGGCCCCTCGCACCAAGCGCTGGCTGTCTGCGCTGCGTGTAGGTGACGACGGCAAGGGCGCCAAAGCCTATCCGGAGCTGGAAGAAGGCAAGCTCAAGGGCTTCCCGGTGGCGACTACCACGCAAGTGCCGATCAATCTGGGGGCTGGCGGTGATGAGTCGGAAATCCATTTTGCTGACTTCGCCGACTGCTTCATTGGTGAGGATGACGCGATGGTTATCGACTTCAGCAAGGAGGCTACCTACAAGGATGCCGGCGGCAACCTGGTGAGCGCCTTCCAGCGGGATCAGACCCTGGTGCGTGTGATTGCCAAGCACGACTTCGGCCCGCGTCATGTCGAGTCGGTGGCGGTCATGACCAAGGTCAAATGGGGCAGCACCCTTTAACCCTCTCGGCCCGGTTTGCCGGGCCAACCCTATCCCCGATAAGAGGTTCAGCTCATGTCCGTTGCAGCGTTAATTATCGTGTTGTTCATCAAAGCTTGGCGCGGCTACGCCCCAGGCGAAATTGCCGGCTTCAATGAAGAGACTGCCGAGGGGCTGATTCAGGGCGGCTTTGCAGAGGAATATGCCGGCGCGGAGGGTCGGTCGCCCGCCGCCAGTGGCAAGTCCTCTACTCGGGCCAAAGCCCCGGCGAAGTCCAAGCCTCAGACCAAGGGCAAGCTTGAAGGCGCTCCCGACTCACCCGCCACCGGTGCAGAGTCTGGTACTGAGGGGGCAGACGGGGCTGACAACGCTGGAGATGCTGATCCTGAAAAGGATGAGTCTGCCGACGATGAGAAGCCCTAGTCATGGCCCTGCTGATCAGCTACACCGGGCCGGAGCCGCTGACGTATGACGATGTGGTCGCTCAGTGCCGGCTGGATCCCGACGACGATGACACCGCCGAGCGTGATCTGATCGAACGGATTGTTATCCCTGCGGCCCGTGGGCTGGCAGAGGAGGCAACCGGTGCAGCGATCCGCAAGGGGCAGTATCGTGAACATCTGCCGAAAGTCCCCGCAGGCAGTGCTTTTGCTGCCACCAAGGGCCAGGCTTTCGAGTTGCAGAGCATTGCCCTTGGTGCCACGGCGGGGGCGGGGTTGCTTGATCCTGCTGCGGCATACCTGGTCAACGGTGGTAAGGAGTCGTTTGTTTACACCCAGCAGGGCCTGCCGTGGCGGGACGTGGTGGGTAGCTGCCCTCAAGGATTGATGGTCACCTATCAGGCGGGCATCGAGATCGAGGACCACCCCTCTGTTCGGCACTATCTACTCCTGGCCGCCGCCTGGGCTTACCGGCATCGCGAGTTGCTGGTACTTGGGCAAACCCTCAACGAGTTGCCAGACCGTTACCTGTTGACCTTGCTGGCGGGTATCACCGTTCCGCCGAGGATCTGATATGGCCTTACGCGAACCTGGTGCGGGCGAGCTGAATCGGCGGGTGCGAGTCCGTCGCCGGTCGGATTTGCCCGCCGAAAATATTGGACTCGACTCTGTTTTTTCTGAAAGCAAATGGCGCTGGGCGATGATTGTTCCGGCGGGAACGGGTGTGTATGTCGATGGCATCCAGACCGGCAATAAATTCACCCACTGGATAACTCTGCGGTTCCTGAAGGGGGTCACCAGTGACCACGAGGTGGTGCACGGCAGCACCCTCTACCGGGTCAAACGCAGCGCCGATATGAATGGCAGCCATCGCTTTACGCTGCTGCAGGTGGAGGAACTGGGCGAGACGCAGGCAGGAGGCAACATCTATGTCTAACTCGGCTTCAGTTGATGGCTACTTGCACTTCGAGGGCTTCGACGAATTCCAGCGCGATGCCTTCGATAAGAAGGCGATCCGCGCCGGGATGCGTAAGGTTGGCCGGTTAGTCACCCAGCGGGCGCAGATGAACCTCGCCCTAGGAAAGGGCCAGGAAGGCTACCCGGTCAATCGTACCGGGGCGACCTTGGAGTCGATTGCCTTCAAGGTGTCCCGCTCCGGCTTTCTGGTGAAGATTGCGCCACGGAAAACTGCGGCCATGGCTGAGTTTTACCCAGCCTACCTGCACTACGGGGTGAAGCGCGGTAGGCGCCCAGGCAAGCTGGCGCCAGGAAAGGGCAAGGGTAAGTCCAACCGGCGAGCTGCTGGTGCTCGTGCAGCGGCCCTGGCAGAGCGTGCGGCGGGTGAGTGGCGTATCAAGCCGCGTGACAACTACATGGCCGATGCGCTGCAGGACTCAAGCTCTGACGTGAAGGGTATTCTCAGTGCGGCCTTCGCTAGCGCCTTGCGCTGAAAGCGGGTGATACCTGATCTGAAGATGCGCTACGATCCTCGGTCCATTGGAAGGAGGTCAAAAGGAATGATCGGTCGTTTAGCTGTGTGCGCTCTTCTGGCTGTGCAAGTGTTGCCTGTTTTCGCGGCAAAGGATGAAGTTGAGTATCTGATCCCGGAGGACTGGGATTCAAAAAAGGATGAGGCTAAGCCTGTCGGCGGCTTGCCACTGACTTCGAAGGAACTTGAGTCTGGAATGAGGAAGAGATTCAAGGAGGTTCCGCAGTGTTCCGGCGTTGCGTTTGGTAAGGCTCAAGCCATGAAGAATGGTGAGGTGATTTACCAAACCCTGGGCTTGAAGGGGGCCCAACTGGAGATGTTTGTTGATATCAACAGTGCTGGAAAGATAGGCAACGCCAAGTTCCTTGGTAGTAAAGGGGCAAAGGACGATCCCGAGCTTCGTCTCATGATGTGCTCGACCTACGCGGTTATGCGGACTTTGCAGCCTGACCTTGAGTCTTCAGAAGCTGCGCTGAAAAGCTCTTCTCGTGCGTGGACCTTGTCGAAGCAAAATCAAAACCCAGTACGTTCCCTTTGAGATGAACGTCTACTGAAGTTTGCTGCTCGGTTGAAAAGGAAATCCAAAGGATCTTGGGTTTCTTTGGTGTTTAGATTCTGGAGAGTCATCGGTGTTACAGACGTTGTGGGTCTTGCTCAATTGGGAAGACTGGGAGTCATTTGCAATAGCTTCTATCCCTTTTCAGCTATATATCTGGGTTGGGTCGGCGCTTACAGTACTGATCCTGCGCTTCCGTGGCCGTATTCCTATCTTTTGGGCAAGTCTTTTGGCGGGCGGGGTGGCGGGTTTGGTAGCTGCGCAGGTTTGTATGATGTCGGCACCTTATGCGCTTGATTACAAGGCTTACCGCGAGAGCGTTCGGCAGTTGGAAGCTCAGGAGCGCTTACAGCGACAACGGGAGTCGCCAGATGTTAATGCGCAGCCTGTTGAGCTGGCGGGGGGGATGGCAGGACTGGAGTCAATGAAGATTTTTATGGCACTGGTTTCATATCGAGCTAATTCCAAACCGCCACGAGAGAGTGACCAGCAACCGAAAGAAAAGGAATTCTTGCAGCCTCAAAAAACACCGCAGACTGTTGACGTCCAGTCTGTAAGCAATTCTCAGAAAGCTCTAGGAGAGGTTTCAGATTCTTCAGGACGGCGATAACAGTTTTTTAAAGGAGCCTCGCACACGCGGGGCTTTTTTCTGCCCGGAGTTTCTCCCTAATGAAATTAAACCCTGTTGTTGCCCAGTTGCGGGCGACCTGTCCGACCTTTGCCCATCGGATCACGGGCGGCATTGATTGGGATGCTGTGGCGGAAAGCGCGAAGTTGGATTTGCCTGCCGCCTACGTGATCGCTTCCGCCGATGCAGCAGACGACAACGAGGCACAGAACACCGTGATTCAGCGGATCACGGACCAGTTCGCCGTTGTCGTCGTTCTTGAGGCCACGGACGAACGAGGGCAGGAAGCCAATGACCTGTTGCACGACATCAGGGCCGAGCTGTGGCGTTCGCTGATTGGCTGGAAGCCGGCGCCCGAGTACACGCCCCTGGAGTACGGCAAGGGGGCCTTGCTGCACATCAGCCGTGCTCGGGTTGTGTATCAGATGACCTTCGTCGGGGCCTTCCAGCTTGGCCGCAACCGCCCCCAGGAACCTGCCGAAACCTGGGCCGAGCTGGCAACGGATGGCCTGGTGCCGTTTGAGGGGGCGACTTTCAACATGGATTGCATCGATCCGGCGGATCCGAACCTGAAGCGGCCCGGCCCGGATGGGCGCATCGAAGTCAAATTTTCAGGAGACGCAACACCATGACCCAGCGCATCACAGTGGTACCGGCCTCGGGCCGCGCAGTGCCTGACCCAGAAGCCGGTGATCTGTTGCCGGCTGAGGGGCGGGAAGTTCCGGATAACGCCTGGTGGCGACGTCGCTTTTTGGATGGAGACGTAACGCTCAAGCCAACCAAACCCGCCAAGGCCGTCGCCGCGGCGACTCAAGAGGGGCCGAAGTAATGGCTATCGGATTCAGCAACATCCCCGCGGATATCCGCGTTCCGCTGTTCTATGCGGAAATGGACAACTCCGCAGCAAACACCGCCGCTTCGGCCATGCGCCGCTTGATCGTCGCCCAGGTGAACGACAACGCACCCAGCGAAGGTGCCGGCAAGTTGGTGCTGGTGCCCAGCGTGGCATTGGCGAAAAGCATTGGCGGCCAGGGTTCGATGCTCGCCGCGATGTACGACACCTGGCGCAAGGCAGATCCCATTGGCGAGATCTGGTGTTTGCCGCTGCTGAGCACTGAGGGGGTCAAGGCAGCGGCCAAGGTCACTCTGTCCGGCACTGCCACCGAGTCCGGTCTGTTGAGCCTGTATGTAGGCGGTGTTCGTGTTCAGGCCACCGTCACAGCGGCAGCAACTGCCGCGGTGGCCGCCTCGGCACTCGCGGTAAAAATCAATGCCGCCGCCGATCTGCCAGTGACTGCCAGCGCTGCTGCCGGCGTCGTGACGCTGACCTGTAAATGGTCGGGCGAGAGCGGTAACGATATCGGCATCGTCCTGAACCGCCTGGGCAAGACCAATGGCGAGTTTACCCCGGCGGGGTTGACCGTTGAGTTGACCCAGATGCTGGGCGGCGCGGGCGTTCCGGATCAGGTAGACGCCATTGCCGCGTTGGGTGATGAGCCCTTCGAATTCATCTGTGTGCCCTGGTCCGATACCACCACGCTGAACCAGTGGCAGGCGGTCATGGATGACAACGTGGGGCGCTGGAGCTGGGCCAAGCAGTTGTTCGGTCATGTGTACAGCGCGAAGCGGGGCACCGTCGGTACCCTGGTGGCCGCCGGTCAGGCGCGCAACGATCAGCACATCACCATCCAGGCCCTGGAAAACGGTGTGCCGCAGCCGGTGTGGGTCCAGGCCGCGGCTCTGGCGGCACGGACGTCAGTCTTTATTTCCGCCGATGCCAGCCGCCCCACGCAAAGCGGGTCGCTGCCGGGTTTGGATCCGGCCCCGGCCAGTGAGCGTTTCACCCTCACTGAGCGTCAGTCGCTGCTGAGCTATGGGATCGCTACGGCGTACTACGAGGGTGGCTATGTGCGCATTCAGCGCTCGATCACCACCTACCAGAAGAACGCCTACGGCCAGGCGGATAACTCCTACCTGGACAGCGAAACCATGCACCAGTCGGCGTTCATCATCCGCCGGATGCAAAGCGTGATCACCAGTAAATATGGGCGCCACAAGCTGGCGAACGACGGTACCCGGTTCGGCGCCGGCCAGCCGATTGTCACGCCGAGCACTATCCGCGGTGAGCTGATTGCCCAGTACGCCAAGCTGGAGCTGGAAGGGCACGTGGAAAACGCCGAGCTGTTTGCCGAGCACCTGGTGGTCGAGCGTGATTCGCGTGACCCGAGCCGTGTAAACGTCCTGTTCCCGCCGGACTACATCAACGGCCTGCGCATCTTCGCGCTGCTCAATCAGTTCCGCCTGCAGTACGACGCGGCGGCGTAACGCAGCCATTGCACCTACAGCCCGCCATGAGCGGGCTTTTTCATTCGGGAGAAGACCATGGGTCAATTAGTGGCGGGTACCGCCTACGTCAAAGTCGACGGTGCGCAGCTCACCATCACTGGCGGGGCAGAGGCTCCGTTGATGACGGTGAAGCGAGAGACGGTCGCGACGGGTTTCTACAAGGAAGAAGATCTGCCGCCGTACCTGAAGATGACAGCGATCCTGTCCCCGGATCTGGACTTCAAGAAGATCGTCAACGGGCGTGACATGACGGTCACCTGCGAGTTCAAGAACGGCAAGGTGTTCGTGCTGGCAGGGGCCTATCTGGTCGGGGAACCCTCCTACAAGGGCGATGACGGTACCGCCGAATTCGAATTCAACGGCATCAAGGGGACCTGGCAATGAGTCAAGCAATCAAGCTGCAGGCGCCGATTGAGGCCCACGGTGAAACGCTGGTCGAGCTGACCCTACGCCGCCCGACGGTGCAGGAGGTGCGGGCTATCAAGGCGCTGCCCTACAAGATCGACAAAAGCGAAGAGGTCGGCCTCGACATGGATGTCGCCGCCAAATACATCGCGGTGTGTGCGGGCATCCCGCCTTCGTCGGTCAACCAATTGGATCTGGTCGATCTGAACGCTTTGAGCTGGGCGGTGGCCAGTTTTTTCATGACTGCGGCGTCCGCGCCATCGACGACCTGATCGCGTTGGCCTACGACTTGGCCTGGTTCTGGAAGATCGATCCCGAACAAATGATGGCCAGGCCACTGGACGTCATTCTTGAGTCGCTGAGCCACGCCCAGCGGATAAACCAATCCCAGCAGGTGCAGTGATGGGTGACAAGTTCCAGCTCAAGGCGTTGATCACGGGCGTTGACAAGCTGTCGCCGACGCTCACCGGGATCAAAAAGAACGTCGCGGGCTTTCGCAAACAGATGGAAAGTTCCGGCCTGGGCAAGATTGGTTTCCGGGATCTGCTGCAGGGCGGGGCATTCGCCGCGCCCTTTGTGGCTGGGGCGAAGGCGGCTATCGACTTTGAGTCGTCCATGGCGGACGTACGCAAGGTTGTGGATTTCGACACCCCGGAACAGTTCAAACAGATGGGCCAGGACGTGCTCGGGATGTCTGAACGAATGCCGATGGCGGCGAGCGGCATTGCCGCGATTGTTGCTGCAGGCGGTCAGGCCGGCTTTGCTCGGGAAGAGCTGAAGCAGTTTGCTGAAGACGCAGTAAAGATGGGGGTTGCCTTTGACCAGACCGCTGACCAGTCCGGCGACATGATGGCCAAGTGGCGAACCTCTTTCAAAATGACCCAGCCGGAAGTGGTGGCCCTGGCCGACAAGATCAACTACCTGAGCAACACCGGGCCTTCATCGGCGCAGCAGGTCGCGGACATCGTGACCCGCATTGGCGCGCTGGGGGGCATCGCGGGGCTTTCCTCGGGCCAGATCGCTGCCATGGGTGCCACCTTGGCGGGGGTGGGCGTGCCGAGCGAAGTCGCTGCAACAGGCATGAAGAACTTTATGCTGGCCCTGACCAAGGGAGGCGCGGCAACGAAGCAGCAATCACAGGCGTTCAAGTCGTTGCGCCTCGACGTGAAGCAGGTTGCCAAGGGCATGCAGCAAGACGCTCAGGGCACGATTCAGGACGTTCTTGATCGCATTGCGAAGGTTGACCCAGCGAAGCAGGCCGGCTTGCTCACGCAGCTTTTCGGGACTGAGTCGGTGTCGGCGATTGCTCCCATGCTGACCAACTTGGACCTGCTGAAAACCAGCTTTGCCGCGGTAGGGAAAGAGGGCAAGTTCGCCGGCTCGATGCAGCTTGAGTATGAGACGCGATCCAAGACGACGGCCAACGCCCTGCAACTGATGCAAAACAAGGTGACCCGGTTGGGCATTGAGATCGGTAGCGTACTGTTGCCGCCGCTCAACGATGTCCTGACTACCATCGGCCCGCTGATTTCCCAAGTGTCCGCCCTGGCGGCGGAACATCCCGAGGTGATCAAGGGCGTTCTCGGCGCGGGTATTGCCTTTGGTGTCCTTCGTTTGGCGGTGTTGGCCAGTACGGTCGCCATGAAGGTGTTCGGCGCCGTGACGTCCATTTCTCCCGTGGGGCTGATTGTGCGGGGTATCGCATTGGCAGCGGGGCTGTTGATCGCCAACTGGTCCACCGTCGGGCCGTACTTCCAGGCGCTCTGGGAGAAGATCAAGGGGCCGGCGATGGTGTTGTGGGGGTGGTTTAAACAAGCCTTCGCCTTCACGCCGCTGGGCCTTGTGATTGAAAACTGGGGGCCGCTGACTGAGTTCTTCAAGGCTATCTGGGGGGTGTTGGTTGCGATATCGGGCCCGGCTTGGGATCTCATAAAGCACATGTTCGATTGGTCCCCGTTGGGGATCATCATCCAGAACTGGGAGCCGATCACCGCTTGGTTCAAGGGGTTGTGGGAAAAAATCAAACCCATCATTGAGCCGATCCTGAGCTTCATGGGCGCCGGGGAGGGTGGTGACGGAATCATCAAGACCGCGACCGACAAGGCCAACGCCTTCGCTGAAGAACAGCGCAAGCGCAATGCCGGGGAGGGCGGCGGTACCGGTGACTTCCTGCGCTCGGACGCGGCGAAGGTCATGCAAGAGCGGCAATCGTTCTTGAACAAGACCCAGGGCGGGGCCAGTGCCGGCGATCTGTTGCGGGCGCCGGGCCAGGTTCCGGCGCCGGGTAGCCTGCTGCAGCAGACTGCCGCAGCCAACGCCCAAAGCCTGAAGGGCCAGATCGATATCAACCTCAACGGCGCGCCGCCCGGATCCACGGTCGAAGAGTCGAAAACCAACCAGCGCGGCCTGAACATCAAGCCGAACGTTGGGCGGCGCACTGTCGGTGCAGAGAGGTAGCAGAATGGAAAGGACATGGCGCGACGAACTGCTGCCGGCGTCATTCAGAGGCATCAGCTTTCTGATTGACCGGGCCGCGGTGCCGGTGGGCATGAAAGGCCAGTTGCACGAATTCCCCCAGCGGGATGAACCGTACTTTGAGCAGTTGGGCCGGCAGTCGCAGGTTCACGCCCTGACAGTGTGGATCATCGGTGACGACTGTTTCGAGCGGCGTGACAAGTTTCTTGAGGCAGTCCAAACACGGGGCGCTGGCGAGCTGGTGCACCCCTGGCTCGGGCGAATGCAGGTCAAGGCCGGCGAATGTGAGATGAACCACAGCCGGCGCGAGGGTGGCCTGGTCGCCTTCGATGTGGTGTTTTATCCGGATAAGCCGCTGCAATTCCCGGTGGCCCGCGTCAACACCCAGCAGCAGGTGGTCAAGTCGTCGGAAGGTCTGCTGGACTCCGCGCTGGCCCGGTACAAAGCGGCGATGGCGAAAGTTGACCAGGCTCGCCTGGGCATCATCGGTTTGCGCAATAGCTTGTCGAGCGTCTACAGCGTGATTCAGCAGCAGTTCGCGCCGCTGGTGGGCCTGTTCACGAACCTCAGTGGTTTTGTGCAGTCGCTGATCAACTCACCCGGTGCGCTGGGGGCGCTGTTCTCCAGCTACTTCAGCGACTTCACCGGCCTGGACTTCTCAAGCCCCGGATCCAGTTATCGCGGTTCCATTGCTTCAGCGACACAGCACAGCGAGGCGGTGACGGGTATCAACACGTTGAGCCAGGCCGCAGGGGCTGACACGAACGCAGCCGCACAGGCTACGGCTGACCTGGTGCAGGACGCACTGCTGGTGCAGGTGGCGCTGATCGTCAGTGAGATGCCGGTGGCGAGTCAGCCGGTATCGAACGACTCCACCCCATCGGTTGATCAGCAGGCTGTGCAGCCAGTTGAACGGCCCGAGGTGCCCGTGGCGGATGATGTCATTGAGCTGCGGGACAGCCTGAGCGAGGCGATCTATGAGGCCTCCCTCAAAGCGGACCCGCGGCACTATCAGGCCCTGACCAACCTTCGCCAGACGCTGGTGAAGCACCTGACCGCCGTCGCCCAGTCTGGCGTGCGGCTGGTGGAGATCACCCCCGACGAAGCGCTGCCGGCCCTGGTGCTGGCTTACCGACGTTTCGGCGACGCCACGCGGGCGGCGGAGGTGGTGCAGCGCAACCGCATTCAGCACCCCGGCTTTGTGCCGCCGGTCCCGCTCAAGATCGCTCGGGAGTAACCCATGCTCGATACACAGAACGTCGTCAGCCTCACGGTTGACGGTGTGGATTACAGCGGCTGGAAATCAGTGGAAATCTCGGCAGGGCTGGAGCGCCAGGCCCGGGACTTCAACCTCGGTATTACATGGAAGTGGGGCGATCAGAAGGTCGAGGTGTCGATTAAACAGGGCGCAAAGTGTCAGGTTCGGATCGGTGATGACCTGGTGCTGACTGGCTGGGTGTTCGGTACGCCGATCAGCTATGACGACAAGCAGATCACTCGGTCGGTCACCGGGCGGTCGCTGCCGGCGGATCTGGTGGACTGCGCCGCGGTGAACAAGCCGGGGCAGTGGAACAGCCAGGGTGTGCTATCGATCGTCAAGGCGCTGGCTGCGCCCTACAAGATCGCCGTGCGCAGCGAGATCCCCGAAAGCTCAAAGCTGTCCGACCACACCATCGAGCCCGGCGAGTCGGCGTTTGAGTCCATTGACCGGCTGTTGACGCTGTTCCGGGTGTTCTCCACTGATGACGCCCGCGGCCTGGCGGTGCTCGAGAAGCCGGGCAGCGAAGGGCGGGCCTTCGATGCGCTGGCTGTGGGGCGGAACATCAAAGCCGGCGATGCTCCGCTCGACTTCTCGGGGGTGTACTCGGAGTACCAGGTGCTGGGGCAAAAGACCGGCACCGACGAAGAGTTCGGTGAAGCCGCGGCGGAGGTATCGGCCAAGGTCACGGACGAACGAACGACCCGACGGCGCGTGAAGATCATTCAGGAGTCGGGGCAGGTCACCCAGGAGCTTGCCCTGGCCCGGGCCAACTGGGAGCGCAGCACGCGGATGGGCAAGGCGCTTTCCGCGACATACACGGTGCAGGGCTGGCGGCAATCGAACGGCCAGCTGTGGAAGCACAACATGATCGTGCGTGTTGTGGATCCGATCATTGGCTTCGACCGCGACATGCTGATCGCCGAGATCACCTACAGCCTTAGCGACCAGGGCATGACCACGAAAATGCTGGTCGGCCCGCCGGATGGTTTCGAGCCCGAGCCGGACGACTCCCACAAGAACCGCAAGCTGAAGAAGGGCGGCAAGGGCGACAACTTCGAATACCTGATTCCTGCTGACTATGAGCCTAAAAAATGAGCCTGATGAAGATGCTTGCCCGCGGCACGGTGGTTCTGGCCGACGCGGCGAAGAAGCTGCAAACGCTGCAGGTGCGGCTTACGGCCGGAGAAGTGAAGGACAAGGTTGAACACTTCGAACCCTACGGACTCACCAGCCACCCGCTGGCGGGGGCTGAAGTGTTGACCGCGTTCCTCGGTGGGGATCGATCCCATGGGGTCGTGTTGGTGGCCTCGGATCGTCGTTACCGCGTGCAGGAGTTGAAGCCCGGCGAGGTCGCCATCTACAGCGACGAAGGCGACAGGGTGCATCTCAAGCGCGGACGGGTGATCGAGGTCGTCACCGAGACGCTGAACATCACCGCCAGTGCTGCCGTGAACATCGATACACCGCTGCTCACCCAGACAGGGAAGATCGTTTCACAGGGTGACCAGATTGCCGGCGGCGTCAGCCAGATCAATCACGTTCACGGCGGCGTCATGCCGGGCCCGGGCCAGACAACTGTGCCTGTTCCAGGGGGCTGACGATGATCGTATCGGGAACTCTTGAAACCTCGCTTGTTCGTGCGGTGGTGATCAGCCTGTTTACCTGGCGCCGCGCCGCGACCGATGACTCGATTGACGATGACGAGCGCTTCGGCTGGTGGGGCGATAGCTTCCCGGCGGTGGTCGATGACCGGATCGGCTCCCGCCTGTGGTTGTTGCGGCGGGTAAAGCTCACCCGAGAAACCCAGCTCGATGCCGAGTTCTATGCGCGGGAGGCCCTGCAATGGCTGCTCGACGACGGCGAGGTAATTCGCATCGAGATCCGCAGCGAACGGGCCACGGACAGCCGCCTGAACCTCGGTGTGATCCTGACCATCTCCACGGGCGAACGCCTGGAGATCCACCCAACAGAGCTATGGCAGGTGATTTATGCCGTTTGAAACCCCCACGCTTCCCGTGCTGGTCAATCGCACGCAAAGCGACCTGGCCGGCGATGCGTTGCGGCGCTCCGATGCTCAGGTGTTAGCCCGAACGCTGAGCGGTGCTGCCTTCGGCCTGTACGGTTACCTGGGCTGGATCGCCGAGCAGATTCTGCCGGACACAGCTGAAGTCGAAACGCTGGAGCGGATCGCCTCCCTTCGCCTCAATCAGCCAAGGAAAGCTGCCCAGCCGGCCCAAGGTATGGCCAGCTTTACCGCAGCTGCAGGCGCAGTGCTGGACGCTGACACCGTATTGCAGGCCAGTGATGGCCGGGCCTACCGCGTCACTGCAGGAGTAACCACGGTTGCCGGTACCAACACCGCGACGTTTGAAGCGGTGGACGCTGGAACGCTGGGCAATGCGGACGCCGGCCTGGTGCTAAACCTCGTTCAGCCGGTCCAGGGGGTGGCCGGTTCGTTCACCATCCTGGCTCCAGGTCTGCTGGGCGGTGTAGCCCAGGAAAGCGTTGAGTCATTGCGAGCTCGGGTCATTCAGTCCTATCGCGTGATACCTCATGGCGGCTCGGCGGATGACTATGAAACCTGGGCATTGGAATGCCCCGGCATAACCCGGGCCTGGACCCGGCGGCTGTACCTGGGACCGGGCACCGTGGCGGTGTTTGTGATGCGCGATGACGATGCCGACCCGGTGCCAACGGTTGAACAGCTGGCCGAGGTGAAGCAGTACATCGAACCCCGGCGCCCGGTAACGGCTGAGGTGTATGTCCTGGCCCCCACGCGCAAATCGGTGGTGTACAGCATCCGGCTGAACCCGGACACCTCTGCGGTTCGGGCTGCAGTCGAGGCGCAATTGCGTGATCTGCATGCGCGAGAGGCGGCCCTGGGTGAGCCCCTTTTGCTGACTCACATCGCCGAAGCCATCAGCGGATCCGCTGGTGAGTGGGACCACCAACTGGTGGCGCCGGTTGCTGATGTAACAGCGAAGCCTAACGAGTTGCTGACGTATGGGGGCTGCCTATGGCTGGCTTAAGAACAGCGGACCAATACCGGGCTCAGTTGAGGGCGCTGCTCCCAGCGGGGCCGGCCTGGGAGCCTGAGCGCGTCCCTGAGTTGGCGTCAGTGCTGACTGGCTTGTCGCAGGAGCTGGCGCGCATCGAAGCCCGGGCCTTCGCCTTGCTGAATGAGATGGATGCCGGTGGCGTGAATGAGCTGGTGCCGGACTGGGAGCGCGTCATGGGGCTGCCAGATCCTTGCATTGGGCTTGAACCGGTATTTGAGGACCGCCGTCTGGCGGTGCGTCAACGGCTGACGGCTGTCGGCGGGCAATCCTGTGGCTACTTCATCGAGATCGCGGTGCGCCTCGGCTACCCCGAGGCCACCATCACGGAACGCCGGGCGCCGCGGTTTGGCCGCTCCCGATTTGGCGTAGCCCACTTCGGTACCTGGTCCGCGCAGTTTATGTGGACGCTCAACACGGGCCCGCGCCGCCGCCTGGGTCGGCGCTTCGGTGCCAGCTACTGGGGCGAACGGTTCGGGGTCAACCCGAGCGGCGCCTTGGAGTGCGTCATTCGTCGCAGCGCCCCGGCGCATGCACTGGAAACAATCAATTATGGGGTGGGTGTGTAGATGGACTATCCGAAAAGCGTACCTAACGTTGGCCTGGTCAATGGCAAGTTTGTTGACGAGAACACTACCACCGGGCAAGTCGGCTCTCTGATTCCGGCGGCTTGGGGGAATGCGGTTACTTCTGAAATCCTTAATGTTCTAAGTGCAGCCTCAATAGAGCCCGATGAACAAAGCACTGATCAGTTATCTGTAGCGATTACTAAAATTATTGCTGGGAGCGGTGTTACAAAAGAAGACCTCAATAAAAAAGCAGACAAGGCAACTACACTCGGCGGCTACGGTATTACGGATGGTGCTAGTAGGACTTATGTAGATGACCTTGCGCGCCAGTTATTGCCCAAGGCGGGCGGTGTGGTTTCAGGCCCTATATATCTTAATAATGGGACCAATGACTCCCCTGAGTTTGCCATGAAAACGCCAGAGGTTGAAGTTTTCATGGATGTTGCAAACAGGTGGTTCAGGGTGTTTGCAAATTATAATGGTGTTACGACTTTTCCTATGGTTGTTAATGTCCCAGAAAAGGTTGTTTATTTTTTCGATAATGCCGCATGGCACTCCGGGAATTTTAACCCTGCGACCAAGGCAGATGCCGCTCTGGTTAACCAAGCCACAGAGAATAGTCGGGGAACCGCAAAGGTTGCTTCACAAGGTGCGGTAAATTCTGGTGTTGACGGAGAGTCGTTTGTTACTCCAAAAACGCTTGCGAGGGGCTTTAGAATTCTGCTCGCCAATAATGGATATATAGTTTTCCCATGGTGGCTTGGAGGTTTCGTTGTTCAGTGGGCGTCGGGTGTGAATGCGGCAGTGAGCGGCGGCGGATTAACTTCACAAGATGTACAGTTTCCTATTCCATTTCCCAATGCTGTTTTGGGTGGACTCGTTACTAGCAAGTACATATCTGGGGTGACGACTGTCTCTTATGAATCGGCATCAGGGCTTAATAATTCAAAAGTTGGTGTGACGGTGGCAAATCCTGTTTCAAGTGGTTCCGGTGTCAGTCAACCACGTGTGTACTTTTTTGGTTATTGATTGTTGATGGGGGAATTATGGCAGATAAATATTTTGCAACTCTTGACGCGCAAGGGAATCTGGACCTTTGTTTGATTGAGGGTGTTCACAAAATTCCGGACGGCGCGGTGCCGGTTGATCATAAAACTTGGTTCAACCTTACCCAAGAGCGATCCAGTCTCTGGACGTGGGATGGCAATACATTCGTTAAAAGTTCAGCACCCGTAGCTGTCCCTGATCCTGAATTAGTAGCTGCCGCCGAGCGCCAATGGAGAAGCGCCGAGCTGTACGCGACGGATGGAGTAGTGGCGCGGCATCGCGATCAAGTCGAGGCCGGAGCTACAACGACGCTACTAGGGGATCAGTACAAGGAGTTGCAAGCGTATCGGCAAGCGCTTCGAGACTGGCCCCAGTCTGCAGATTTCCCTGATGTTCAGCACCGCCCTGCAGCGCCGCCCTGGGTCGCTGAGCAGACCCAATAAACGCCCCGCACTGACGGGGCGTTTTCATTTCTAATCTTGAGGACTTTCTATGCCTATTACAGAACAGCAATTGCTTCAGATCCTTCCCAACGCCCGCCGCCAAGCGGGCATTTTTGTTCCGGCCCTCAACGCGGCCATGAGCAAGTACGGGATCATCACTCGGCTGCGAATCGCGGCGTTCATCGCGCAGATCGGCCACGAATGCGGGCAACTGCAGTATGTACGCGAGTTGGGTAGCGACCAGTACCTGAGCAAGTACGACACCGGCCCACTGGCCAAGCGCTTGGGCAACACTCCAGAAGCCGATGGCGACGGCCAGAAGTACCGAGGGCGGGGTCTGATTCAAGTCACGGGCCGGGCGAACTATGAAGCCTGTAGCGAAGCGCTGTTCAGCGATGCTCGACTGCTCAACACCCCGGAGCTGCTGGAAAGCCCGTTCTATGCCGCGATGTCGGCGGGTTGGTTCTGGCAGCGTGCGGGGCTGAACACCCTGGCCGACAGGAGCGACTTTCTCACGATCACAAAGCGCATCAACGGCGGGACCAACGGCCTGGCGGATCGCGAGGCGCTGTATGAGCGTGCATTGAAGGTGCTGCCTTGAGGGCCCCGGGCTGGTTGTTGCCAGTCCTGGCTCTGGTGCTGGGGTTCGCTCTGGGTGGTTGGCTGGCCTGGATGTGGCAGGCCAACGCCTACGGCAAGGATCTGGCTGACCAGGCCGATGCGTACAGCAGGGACCGCGAGCAGGCCGCCGCGGCGGTGATCAACTGGCAGGAAATCCAGCAGGACGCCCGCCGGGCCCTGGAGGATCGCCTGCAGGCGAATGACGAAACCCATTACAAGGAGCTACGTGATGTTCAAACGAACCAAGCTCGCTTGCGTGATCGGCTTGCTACTGCTGACCTGCGGCTGTCAGTCCTACTCAACACCGCCGCCACGGGTGGTGGCGGTCGGGTGCCAGCCACCGCCGGCACCTGCGGCGTGGTTCATGGAAGCGCGCGAGCCGAACTTGACCCAGCGGCTGCTCAACGAATTGTCGCCATTGCCGGAGACGGCGACCAAGGACTGATCGCTCTGCGGGCATGTCAGGGATACATACGTGAGAGTTATCAACATTAGCATAGTTTGCTAAATATTAACTGAATTTATTCATCCAAGGTGTCTGATAGACACCTTGGATATTATCTTCGAGTTATCTACTGATTGGAGAAATAACTTTTTCGTTGTCTTTCACCTCAGTGTTGTCAACCACAATGTTACTATCAACTAGTACGTAATATGGCTTTTCAACACCTCTTTGTCTTAGTGAAAGAACATATCCTCTAGTGTCCTTTCTAACCCACTTATCTGATGCTCCCACGGAGAGCGGAGAGTAACGAGTGTCGCCGTCCGTGTCCCATTGGTTAATGGCAACTTCAATTATATTTGAGGTGTTATTTTTAACGGTGATGCTCATGTCTATATTCCTTTTAGACTGATAGATGTGGGGTTTGGTTGCCTAATGATTTCCAAGTTATTACTGGAGCTATGCCGTATTCGCTGTATTAATAGCCTCTAATTGGAAAAGGCAACCATCCGTGAGCGTAGCCGCAGTGCTGCCAGTAGCAAGAGTTTTTTTGCAGATGGTGATCAGTTGCTCTAGCCAATGTTCTGACTGCCGAACTCCATTCAAACGGAGAAAAAAAGGAAATATCGCAGGCATTAATTTACTGGCTCAATCAAGTGCTGCCCTTGGTTTCTGACGTTTCCTACTTCTGCTCCAACCCGATACCACTCGAAAACTTCCGTCGGCCGGCACAGCTTTAGCGCTATCTCCTCGGCCCGCTCAGAAGGTAGCTCAGGGTCCAGCCATTCGTTGGCATGCTCGGGAGAAAGAACCAGGGGCCGGCGATCATGGATATCGACCATGCCCTGGTCGCTGGCAGCCGTGATGATCACGAAGCCATCGCCCTCATGCGGGTCCATGCCTGGGTGCACCTGTGCCAGCGCAGCAAAAAACATAGGTCGTTGGCTTTTCAGTCTGATGAAGTAGGACTGCTTCTTTTTCGGATCGGCCTGGTCTTTCACCCATTCGAACCATCCTTCGCTGGGCACAATCGCTCGCCCACTTGGCCAAAGCTGTTTGAAAAACTTCCCTGTCGTCACCGTCTCTACTCGGGCATTGATGGGGGCTGGCCGTTCCCAACCGCCCAGAAGGGCGCCCATCCCCAGCGCACCGCGTCGATGTGCAGCCCATCATGTGCCCCGTGCAGTATCTGTACTCGGGTCGATGGGGCTACGTTGAATCGATTCATGGGGTGCGCGTCGTAGCCGCTAAAAAGCTCGCGCTGCGGACTCAGCTCCTCGATGAAAATGGCCATCCCCTCGTACTGTACAAATCGTCCACACATCTGTATCTCCCAATGCCGATTGCATGGCTGTCACTCAGCAGGTTTCTGAACTGTAGACATCGAGTAGGGGCCTGGGATCGGCCGGCGAGATTCCGCCTGTCAGAATGTACTGAGGCGCAATTGACGGTAACCAGCTGGTCCATTTAACTGTATGTTCGTACAGTTCTGGAAGTCGTGCGTCATGAGTTTCACAATCGAAGGCCCCATTGCGGAGGGCGGCCTAAAGCTGCCTCTCTGCCTCTTTCATGTGCCCGCTGGGTTTCCATCGCCGGCGGCAGATCACATCGAAGCCCATATTTCTCTCGATGAGGTCCTGAACATTCGTGCACCACACGTTTACCTGGTTTCGATTACCGGGGAGAGCATGCAGGGGGCGGGGATCTTCGATGGAGATCTAGCCGTCGTGGATCGCTCAATTGAGCCGGCGCATGGCCATATCGTTGTGGCCCTCTTGAACAATGACCCAGTCTGCAAGCGGCTATCTATCAGGGGAAAGGATGTCGTCTTGCTTTCTGAGAACCCGAAGTACCCTCCGCGGTACATTCTGGAGGGGGACGAGCTGTCGATCTGGGGCGTGATCATCGGTAGCGTGCGCAGTCATGTCTAAGGCCGCGCCTATCTTCGCGTTGATCGATTGCAACAGCTTCTATGCAAGTTGCGAACGTGTCTTTCGTCCCGACCTTGCCAGGGTTCCTATCGTCGTTCTATCAAACAATGACGGCTGCGTGATCGCTCGCAGCTATGACGCGAAGCCCCACGTAAAAATGGGTGAGCCTTACTTTCAGATCAGCCACAAGCTCAAGCAGCACGGCATTGTGGCGTTCTCTTCGAACTATGCCCTCTACGGTGACATGAGCGAGCGGGTGATGTCGCTGATCGAATCGATGGTGCCGGCAGTCGAGGTGTACAGCATCGATGAAGCTTTCGCAGATCTCACGGGGATTAACACCCTTGAGCAGTTCGGCCGCCAGATCCGGGCCCAGGTGCTGCGCTGTACAGGCATTCCGGTTGGTGTAGGGATCGCACCTACAAAGACACTCGCCAAGTTGGCCAACCACACTGCCAAGCGCCTACAAGCGCACACTGGCGGCGTTGTAGATATCACCGATCAGGTAAAGCGGAATTGGGTGTTGCGAAACACTGATGTCGCCGAGGTGTGGGGTATCGGCCGGCGGATGAAGGTCCATCTGGATGGGATGGGAATCAAGTCTGCTATGGACCTGGCCAAGGCCGACCCGTGGACTTTGCGCAAAAATTTCAGTGTCGTGATCGAGAAGACGGCACGTGAGCTGGCGGGTACACCGTGCCTGGAGCTGGACGAACCAGATCCGCCGAAACAGGAGATCTGCTGTAGCCGGATGTTTGGGAAGCGGCTAACAGAGTTGGCTCCTATCAAGGAAGCGGTTGCCACATACATTATGCGAGCCTCGGAAAAGCTGCGGGCTCAGAATTCATTGTGCAAGAAAATCCGCGTCAGTATTCGTACGGGCATGTTTAACCCCGAGGAAGCCAAGTATGCAAACGGTGTCCTGGTAGAACTGCCGTATCCAACAAATGACGTCAGGCTTATGACGAAAATGGCTGTGGAAGCGCTGGACCGCGTTTTCAGGCCGGGTTTCAAATACAGCAAGGCCGAGGTCATGTTGTTGAATCTGTGCCAACCAGGCGAGTACACCGGCGATCTCTTCGCCGTGGCGCAACCATCGGAAACCGACAAGGTGATGAAGGTTCTGGACCAGATCAACAGTCGCTGGGGGAGGGGCACACTCCGCGCTGCCAGCGTCCCTACCAATCCCGATTGGGGTATGCGCCGTGAGATGATGAGCCGGAGTTACACGACGAAGCTTGATCAGCTTTGGAGGGTGTCCTGCAACTGAGGAAGCCGTGGGGCAAAAATGGGGCAATCTGTACGCCAATCGATGCCATTTAATGCCCAGCGGGACGATCTATTGCTTTGTCAAAAAAGCCCTACAGCCCTTGTTATTCGGGGTTGTAGGGCTTTTTTGTGTTAATACCCGAGCACAATCGGCGTGTGATCGTCTCCTTTCGGCCAAAAGCAGACGTCCAACTTACTCCCCTGTAACCCTTACCTGCCACGCTATTGCTCTATTTTTGCGAATCAGACTTCGTTTTTTTTTCTTCTGCACTACGGTACAGAGTAAACTGATCACCAAAATCATCAATTTCAATTGGTTTCAACTGCGCCATGCTGAACCCCATAGGAAAGAATGAGTGATGAATATCTTTTTCGCAAAAAAATCTAATTAGATCAAAGCCTGAATCTACAATCTCAAATATATTAGGCTTTAGAAGCCTGCCGATAAACCGACTGTTGATGTCTCGACTAAGATCAGGCTTGCCATCTTCATCATCTATAACTTCTACCTTTTCAGATTTTTGATGAATTATATCGTTCCTGATGTTCTCTAGCTCTTTAAATAGGGACCAGGCAGACAACTCCTTTGGCGAGCTCGTATCCAAAATGGTTGGCAGAAGCTTAGCGATTTTTTCACTAGTCTTTAGCCAGCGCTCTATTGCTGCTTTATCATAAGACTCAGTTATTCCTTTATTGTTCTTGAAGGAATACTCATAGTCATTAGGTATGGCAATATTTGCAAATGACTCAATTGCAGTGTATATCGATATTATGCTTGTCTGTATATGCTCAAGGTAGTTATACAGTCTTTTTACATCCTCGTTTTTGATATCGATATCTTTGTTGCTCTTTACGCTCTTAGATATCAAGCTCGAGTAGATATTTTTTGCTTGTTGCTTCTCCCGATTAGCAATGTTTGCAAAGAGTGCCACATTGCTCGGAGTGGGGAATGTAATTTCCACTCCACCAATATCGAAGATCTCAGAGCGCTGCAAAGTTATATTTTTTTTTATCGACTTAACCTTATAAACAATAGGTCGAGCCATGCGTACATCTGAAACTATAGTTTTTCCGCCGCCTTTACTCATGACATCTCCTTTTATTGACATCACAGCTCTGAAAAATTAACCCCATAATGGCAAAATGATCAAAGCAATGCTAGATCTGCTGCCACCGACAGCAATGGCCGACTGCTGCCTCTCATGAAAGGCAGCAATCGACCCACAGCGGCAATCTAAGGCCCCTAGAAAAGCGCCCGCCACTCAAAGTGCTATGAGCCTGAACGTTACGACGTTGCGGCTTTTGAGCATGAGATGCTAGGATCTAATCTTCCTGGCGACAGGCTGCCTCGCAGCGTGTCCCTCATCGCGTCACTATGTGATCTCTGGGTTATCCGATATGACTCCTTTCGTCTCATCGGTCTCCTCGTTGGTTGTAAAGCCATGCGCTTAGCGCTCGGTCAGCCAGGAATTTAGATGAGGTACGTAATCATGAAGAAATTTGATTACAGCCAAGCTCAGAAGCGTATTGAGTTTGCTACCAAGATCTTCACTTTGGCTACGGTCATTTTGAAGTTCGTGGATGCAGCTCTTCCGCTCTTGAGCGTGGCTTTTAACTATTCCGAGTCTATGTCTGATGCAGAATTCTCATAAATGGCTCAGCAGATTTCGACTAAAATCCAACACCTGGGTGTATGTCCCGACTTTAGAAACTGTAAAGGAAGGGAAGTTTCTCAAGAAAATCATTGAATTCAAATGGCTTCCTCCCACTAACTACTATCACTTAAAAAGTGGCGGGCATGTTGATGCTGTAAAATATCACCTGGGTGGAAAATTTTTTGTTCATGTCGATATAAAAAAATTTTTTAACAGCATAAATAGAAGCCGAATAACTCGCGAGTTAAAACCGTATTTCGGATACGAAAAATCAAGAGCTATAGCCATGGAGTCAACTGTTTCGGTACCGTTAGACTCAGGGCAGGTTTTCGCATTGCCATTTGGTTTTGTTCAGTCGACGATTATAGCGTCTCTATGTTTGCGGAAAAGCTCTCTTGGGAACACGATTGACATACTTAACAAGATTGATGACGTAAGGGTATCTGTTTATGTTGACGATATTATCGTATCAACTCAGTGCCTCAAAAAGGCAGAAACTGCCCTCTTGATGATCCAAAAAAGTGCAGAACGGTCTGGATTCTCATTAAATGAAGAAAAATCACAAGGTCCATCCGATACAATCACTGCGTTCAATATAGATCTGAAACAAAACTTTATGAAAATAACTAGCTGGCGATTCGATGAGCTTTTATCAAGCTATAAGGATGCGTCAAACGATAAGCAAAAAAGCGGGATATGGGGGTACGTTAACTCGGTAAGTCCTGCACAAGCATCTATGCTGGTGTAGATTTATTGCCCTTGCATTAGCATTACTGAAGACCGCTCTGAATGACTGCTCTTGGCCGATACCGGCCATTAGGTACACAGTAGAAAGGGGAGGAGTGCCTATCCTCTCTGGAGTTTCTTTGATTGGACAGACTCTAATCGGAATGGCGATCTTTGCTGCTTCCCTGCTTAATTTTTGCTACAGCAAGGATTTTTTTATTATAAGCATATGAAATATAAGCACTTTTATATTTAGTATGCCCGATCCATCATCGGATCGACTGAGTTGGTGAGGGGGCGAAGGGGTAGAGCTAGAGGCTTATCGAGCGGCGGCTGTCGTTGTGTTCTGAGCCTCTTAGGGGCGCAAATCAGTTCCGCAATCAAAATCAGGACCCGCGTAGGCCGTGGGTTGCAGCCTTTCTAGGCAATGGTACTTGCGGAACGGATATGTCACTAACTGACTGAAAATCATGAAGTTTTACCTGGATTGCAAATCCGCCTACGCCGGTTCGATTCCGACCTCGGCCTCCACCCTTGAAAACCCCGTAGATTAACGTCTACGGGGTTTTTTACTGCCTGTATGAAAGTGCTGGCGTACCAAAACTTTAAGGCTGGCGTACCAAAACTTTCCTATTTCGTCGGGTTTGCGATGGCGCCAACTCGAACGTAAATCTTCTTTGTGGTCTCCTGTTTTGAGTGTCCGAGAAGCCGGCTCGCGTCGTCCAGGTCGAGAATTTCAGATGCCGCCTTCGGTCGGATATCACGGAACTGAAACCCTGCGATTTTCTTAGCCAGGCCCTGGTCGCCTTGTTCGATAGCCTCAGCCACGGCTTTTGACCTGGGCGTCGTCCCATCTCTGGCATAGCATGCGCTCGGAGACCTTCTTCCCCGACTTGCTCACGATCAAATAGCCAGAGTTTATTTTTTTCGGTCTGGCAATAATTCTCTCGATGAGCAGGCCCAAGCTATTTTTCTGGCCATCGACCTCCATGAGGATTCGGATCTTCTTGGAAGTCTTGCCTTGGCCAACGCGCAGATACACTCCCTCCACATCATCGACACGCATTAGTCGGACATCGGCTGGGCGCTGGCCGGTCAGGTAGGCCAGATCCATTGCCTCCTGCAGTTCAATTTCGCCTTTCTGGTAGACCGCCTTCCATACCGCGTCGTTTGCGTAATAGTCGCGCGGCGTTTCCTTGTTCTTACGAACGCCCTGGCAGGGGGTCTCTCTGTTGGTCAAACCCCATTCGCGCGCAATATTGAAGACGTGAGACAGTAAGGCGATTTCTCTGTTGGCTCTGGTTTTCGCGGATCGCTTATCGCGATAGGCAGCAATCATCGATGGCGTAATCGCATCCACCGGTATCTCGTCAAAAACTGGCCTTAGCTGCCTCAATTCGGCCTTGTTGTCCTTCTGAGTGCGCTCCGACTTTTTCGGGATGATGTCGCGCATGTACCTATGGGTCTTCCTTGGGCGCATGTCATCTCACTCGCGACAAATCAAAGTTCCAGGTGGGGACTTCAGCGGGCGGGTTGCTTTGCCCGCCATCGCCGGCAGGCTTTCCGATTGTTGAGTGGGGTGTTTAGAGTTGTTGCAGGATTCGCTGGCCGATCCAGCGGACGACGGTGACTGCCTTGCTGTTACCGATCGCCTTGTAGCGTGGGCCGTCTGGGCATTCGCTGGCAGGCTTGCCGCGCCAGGGGATTAGGGTGTAGTCCTCGGGCATGCCTTGGAGGCGTTCGCACTCGCGTGGGGTGGAGCGCCGAATACTGGAATTCGCGAGGATATGTGGTGTGCCGCCTGGGTCTGGTGCGTGATCGCCTGCTTGTAGGGTATGAGTATTCGCACCGCCCAGGGCCTGGTATCGGAGAGGGCTCCAGTCATGTCTGTGAACGTCCTGATTCACGTATGCGACACTGTGCTATCTCACTAGGGAATGGAATGTTTACAGATGGTCCAATTGTTAGCGGTGTCCGGAAGCATTCGCGCAGCATCTTCTAACTCTGCACTGCTACGTGCGGCTGAGGTGTTGAGCCCTGAGGGGGTGTCGATCAAGCACTATCTGGCGGTTGGTCAATTGCCGCACTTCGATCCGGACCTGGCTGATGATCCGCCGCAGAGCGTCAGAGAGTTACGGGCTTTGGTGGGTAAGGTAGATGGCATCCTTATTTCGTGCCCTGAGTATGCTCGTGGAATACCTGGTTCTTTCAAGAATGCCTTAGATTGGCTTGTGGCCAGCCATGAATTTCCTGGTAAGCCGGTTGCACTGTTTAACGCGTCACCTCGTGCGAGTCATGCCCAAGCGGCGCTTCGTTTGGTGCTGAACACCATGTCCGCAATAGTTGTCGAGCCTGCGTCGATAACTGTGAATCTGCTCGCAAAAGGAATGAATGAGGCGGACATCGCAGGGAGCCCAGAGATCAGTAAGCAGATCGTCTCGGCATTGGTTGCATTCAAGAGCCACATTGAGGTCATGTAGGAATCGCGAAGGTGAGCGAATGAACAGGCCTGTGCCTCCCCTCTCACTGCTTGAGCTAACCGATTTGTCCGACTTCGGTACCCTACGCATCAATCTGCCGGCAGCTACCAGCGGCTGGCTGCTCAGGGTGACCCGCATCACCCCGAACCAGAACAACAACAAAATTGCCGACATCATGCAGATCGCGGGTTTCACCGAGGTCATCGATGCAAAGCTGCGCTACCCGAACACCGCGCTGCTCTACATCGAGTTCTCGGCCGAGCAGTTCCGTAGCATCCCAGCCGTCACAGTGGAGACCAAGCTGAAGAGGGTCCTTGTGCCGGCCAACTACAACCCTGTGGCTAGGACCTACTCCGGTATCTGGGACGGTAGCTTCAAGTTGGCCTGGACTGACAACCCAACCTGGATCACCTACGACATCACTGTCAGTGACCGCTTCGGTCTAGGCCGCCGCATCAAGCCGTGGATGGTGGACAAGTGGGAGCTCTACCGGATCTCCCAGTATTGCGACCAACTGGTACCGGACGGAATCCGCCTACGCCGGTTCGATTCCGACCTCGGCCTCCACCCTTGA